CGCCAATTTCGTTAAATCGTCCGTAAGCATACCCTACACAGTTAGAAAGGACATCGCAGTCCTTATCTGTGGGACTGCCTTTAATGGCGTCGGAGTAGCCGCCATTTGCTTTGGTTATGTAATACTTATTACCAGCTTCCGGTTTGCTGGTTCGCATCTTAAACGCCACGATACATCACTCCTTTGTCCGTTATCCAACGGAGCCGTTGTCGGCACCGTAATCATATACATTGACGGTTGCACCGTTTGTAAACGGCACTGGCTCGGTGCTATCAGCGGCAGCAGAAAGAATCTCATTCAACGACCCGTTATTCTCTTCGTCAGATATGCCAGCGTAGCGTTCTCTACGCAGCTTCACATTTTCGCTCTGCTTCTTCGCACAATACGCTTTCAGGCAATAAATCGCATAGATGAGAACCTGTGCGGCAATGTCGGTGATAAGGACACCGAGATAGGTTAAATCATGAAGTACCCACATAGCCGCCATCGCATAAATCATTACGGCGTTAAATAACACGAAGAGGTAAATAGCAAGCAGCTTGCTTGTTTCGATGCGCTTGGTATCATATTTCCGTTTTTCTTCGCGGAGTGATTGCTTGTACTGCTTTTGAACATTTTCTCTGCGAATCTCAGCCATCTTAAGCTGATACTCTCTTTTGGACATTCTCATGTTAATCACCACCTTCTGTATAAAAGCCAAGTTTTATATGCCATAAATGCATTGTGGGAGCCTGCTGGTGTAGCACGGCTCCCACTTTTTATTTCTTACACATTTCCACCGCTCAGGATTTCTTCTGCTTCCTCAGCTGTAATCCATTTGCCAACGGCATTCATCACCATCTGCCGGTTCCAAAGGCCACGGTCATAGTATCCTTTGACTTTTTCAAATCTTGCACTGTGCTCATTCATTGGCGTTTTCCTCCTCTTCCGTAGCAACATAGGCCGGGTCATCCACCGTGTCATCGTAGACAGCTTCACCCTCAATGTCGCCTACGCTCACAGCCTGCGCTTCAGCTTGCTCTTCCATAGGCAGGTCATAGCCGGTCATCATGGAAAGGTAGTCCAAATTTGCTGCATTCTGCGCGGCGACCTTATCCTGCTGCATCATATATTCACCGCTGGGAATATCCTTGAAATCGACTTCGCCGTTCTCACTGATGAGGTTTCCAGCAAGATTATAGACGATACCATTGATAGCGACGCCCTGTGCGTTTTCATAATCACACAGGCCATAGGCGCCGTTCTCCTGCAGGTAGACCCAGTTCGGCTGCTCAACAAGCGCGAGCAAGCTGCCGTTCTTCAGAAACTTTACCATGTCCTGAATCCTCCTTGTTCTTGAATAAACTGTTGTAGAAAGCATCCATCTTCCGCAAGACAAGCGTGCTGTTTCCACGAATCATATGTCCGCGCCAGCTTTGATAGGCTGTCTCTACATCTGTGATAGTGAACCTTCCTTCATCTATCCACCTTCGGAATATTCTGAGCTTCTTCCGCATCTTGACCGGTGATTTTCGGTTCATCTTGCGAATGACCGCACCGGTTTCATTCAGAAAAAACTTCGTTTTCAAGAATTTGACTCCCTTGCGCAGCGGCGCTATCTTTGTCTTCTTCTCGTTCAAAACAAATCCGTATTCCTTGCACTTCTTTCTGATTTCCTCCATGCAATATTTCAGATATTCTCTGTTCTCATGTATCAGATAGAAGTCATCCATATATCTTCCATAGTATTTGATGTGTAGCTGTTCCTTTATGAAGTGGTCAAGCGGGCTTGCGACCATAAGCGCATCTATCTGCGACACCTGACTGCCAAGTCCAAAACCAACATCTCCGAAGTCCTCCATGAACTGGCAGGCAATACGACGCACATCATCGTCATGTATCCTGCGTTCCGCTTCTCTATAGATAATAGAGTGCGGCGCACTGTTAAAGAAATCGGAAAAATCGCCCGTGAGAACACCGCCAGATTCTACGCCTTCGACGCCAAACTTTCGATAGAATCTATGCAAGTGCCTATCCAGCCTGTCCATAGCAAAATCAACACCTTTGCCTTTCAGACTTGCGGCGTTATCAAAAACAAATGAGTGAGAAAACACAGGGACAAGTATATTGTCGCAAAGACATCTCTGCACTACGCGCTCGGAGATATGAACGCTCCGAATATGCCGTAGTTTTCCGCGCTCAATTAGGTCAAAGTCATGGAAGCCACGGCTCCTGAACTCTCTGCGTAACAATGCGTCATGCGTGCTGGCGGTGTTCGTGGTAATGCGGCTCATATAGCTTTGTGTACTGTTCTTCCACATAACCCCTTTGCAGCAGTTCTTGCCCGCCTGATAAAGGTGCTCATAGGAGAACACATCTTCATAACGGCCAAAGCTTTCACTGTAGGCAGTCCTTTTCGCCTGACGAGCCGCCACTCTGCGCTGATATCTAATTTCATGTCTTTCCTTACTGTTCATACCTCATCCCTTATATACAAGAAAATTGGGTGTGCCGTACAGTCTTATTGTAGGCGGGAGTTCTAACTGCGTAGTCCGCACCATGAAACCGACTATTCCCGTATTCATCGGCCATGCAAGAAGCGTCATCCGGTGCATATCATCGACACACTGTTTTGAGCATATTTCACTATGCTACAGGAACAAGTCTCCCTTCTGCAGAAGTACAAATTTCGCCACGAGGGTTACTTTGATTGACCTATAGACCTACAGAATCCGAAAGCGACGCCATTACTGTTGTTGGCGTTGTTATTGTTGGCGTTGCCGTTGCTGTTGACATTACAGAAATTATTGCTGTTGCCAGAATTAGGAGAACGCTCCCACCAGTTGTTAGCGGAGCCACCACAGCAGCCCAAAAGCCCACAGAACACAACAAGACGAGACTTGACCTTAGAGTAACTTAATTTGTCGGAATACTGTTATCTTCGTATTCCTTGAATTTTTCCTTGAACCGTTTCCGGTCTGCCTTCTTGACGCCCGTAATAAGGTCACGCTCCTTCTGGATGAGCCGACCCCATTCAAGCATGGCGTTAGGCAACCACTTAAACTCCGTCTTGAAATTCGGGTTGTCTGAAACGATGTCATACATCAGCTGAAGCTTATCATCCAAGCTGTTGAGCAAGCCGAAAGTGTAAGTGAGCTCATCACGCTTTAGCTGTGCTTCATGCAGATTGGTCGGCATCATTGATTCTGCCACGCGCACATGGGTGTCAATGTCTTCCACAAGATTCGCAATTTTTTGCACGACAATATAGGTATATCGTTTGGGGAACTTCACGCAATTCTTGATGGTAAACACCTGTAGTTGCCGTGCGTTCTCGACATACTGGATTGCGCTCGTACTGCGCTTTGATTTATATACGGACATTCTTTCCTCCTTTTCTTCCGTTTTACTTATGCGAATGGGATTCCCACACCTCTAACCGCAAGGGGTGTACCCCTTACACAATGCGGCATACGGGCAGCCGTCTCCCCTGACCGGGGAGAGCGGGCTGCCCTTGTTTGCGCACTGGGCATTCTGCGTCAAAGCAAATGCGGCGGGGTGGAGAGGTTAGACGCAGAAGCCGAAAGCGACGCCAAGACTGAAGCTGGCGTTGTGAAAGTCGGCGGCGCCGGAGCTGATGACACGACAGAAATTATTGCTGTAGCCAGAAGAAGGAGAACGCTCCCACCAGATGTTAGCGGAGCCACCTTTGTTCTTCACCTTCGAGTTGCCTGCCTTGTAATATGCGTACTGCGTTCCTTCTCCAGAAACGGAGTAGGTGGTGGAAACAAACCAAAATTAGAAGAGGGCTGCCCATTGCGGACAGCCCTCGCGGGTTGTTTATTGAAGTGGGACGCCGTAAGAACAGCGAACTCCCTCTGCATCGCAGATACATACCATCTGCTCAGCTTTCCCGTAAATTCGTTTCTGTACGCAGTAATCATCCATTCCGAGAAAGCTTCCAGCCATGATGGTCTTGACGCCTTGCACTTCATCAATCTTGTTATGGTGCAAGTGCCCGGACAGCACAGCGTACAACGGAGTTCTTGCCATTGTCTGCAATGCCTGCACTTTGCTGGTGGAACCATCAAAATCTCCGTGGACGCCACAGTATGTCTTGCCACGGATATTGATAAGATACATGGTGCTGTCGATTTTGACGGAGTTTCCTTCCGCTGCACCAATCGTTACATTCTCAAAGTTCTGCAATCGTGCGCCGAGATACCACTCGACCAAGTCGTCTAAACGCTCACTGAGCAAAGCGTCATCCTTGTTGGGCGTAATGCGGCTGTGATTGCCCGCCACACTGACAAACACCACAGACTTGAAATGCTTGCTCAGTTCGGCAATGAACTCTGCAATCAATTCTGAAACACCCTTGATTTGCTCAATCACATTCTCTTTGTTGGTGACAGCAATAGACTGGTGAATGTTGCCGCTGATAGCGTCGCCGTTTGACCAGACAATACAATTCTCGCTGCCGTGAGTCTCACCAATAGCAACGACCCTGTCCAGATATCGGCACATCATCTCTCTGCACACATCTGAGTTGTATGTATTCCAATGGTTGTCCACATCCGCACCGTAATGGATGTCGTTGAGACTGACCAACAGGTCATTGTCGGACGGCTCGATGTGGCACGGCTCATAGGCAAGACGAGGTAAGTTTCCGCTCCTGACTGCCTCCACAAGAATCTCGTTAAGTTCCTCCTGTCGGGAACGCTCACGAATTAGTTTGTTGAATGCATTTCTCTGGTCAAAGAACTTCTGTCGCTCCTTGAGCAGTTCAATGCGTCTGGCCTCCAGTGCAGACAGCTGCTCTTCATCGCATACGGCGCCCTCGCCGTCACGCTCAATAGCTTCGATGATGGTACGCATCCCGTACATCCTCTTCCGGACTTCACTGGAGTTGAAGCAGTTGCCCTCACCAAACAGACGCTCGCTCAAGTCCTCGTACTCATCGTCTATGGTGTGGTCAACCAGCTTTCCCATAACGATGTTGCGCATTTCTTTATAGCTTGCTGTATTGGTGCCTATGGCTTACACTCCCTTTCGTTTGTCACGAGGACGCTCCTGCCCACGCAGGCCGCGCAGCAGTCTCATGGGGGCGCCCTCCTCAACCATATAATAATGATGCCGTTTTGAGTCGCTCTTCATCGTGCGCACAATGTGAACACGGGGGAACTTCTCACGAATGGCCTCTTTTTCTGATAAAGTAATTGCAATCACTGAACTATCATCCTTTGCTTCAAATTTTTATTTTATAGATTTGCTTTTATCATTCATTACAACGCCCCATCAAACACGCCCTTTTCCCTTGTGGCACAACGGTTTGACGGGGGTACTTTTTGTAAACAGATTCAGTTTTTCAAAGCCTGTCTTCGGCGCATTACTGAATTTACAATCTGTCTTGTGTGAAGCTCCACAGCGCAGTTGGGGCAATACTTCTGCGGACGGCCTTTGGCGGGCTCCTGCACCTTTACCGTCAGGCCACAGTTCTCGCACTCAAAGTACTGCCCACCATAATGCTTCATGTACTGATAGCCCAGGTTGCGGAAGTCCTGAATATGTATCGCTGTTTTACCGTTCTCCATAAAACACACCTGCACATTCAGGTTGTCAATCTTTTTGGAAAACCGAATAAAGCCAGCACTGCGCAGCTCTGCAAACATAAGGCTTTGCCTCTTGATAGAGGTGTTGATGTTTGCCATCTGCATGACTTCCTTATCGGAACTGTTGACCCAGTGATTGTTCTTGTCGGATGCGGCGTCCCAGTACTTGGCAACACACAACAGCGTGAACGCCAACCGCCGAAGCTGCTTTCCTTCAAGCGACTCAATCTTTCGCAGTTCGTTCTCGGTGATGTCAACCCCGTCCAACCGAATCAATGGAAACTTGGCGACATTCTTTGTCAGCTTGTCCAGAATATCCGACCACTGGACAAGCGAGACGGACGGGTCACACTGCAGCATAAAGGAGTCAAGCAATCGCCGAATCTCCTTTTTGCTGTACTGGTTCGCATAGTAGTATCTCGAAATACGGTTAAGCGTCTCCACGGGTTTCTGACCAAGCTCGTGGTTGTTCAACATTCTCTCCGCCCAGTCATATTCGTTAAGAACAATGCTCATTGAATTCCTCCAGTCTTTTTTGTCTCAGGGTAAAGCGATTCCCGCAGAACACGATTTCTCCGGCGGGGTCGATAGTCGGATAAGAAATCAATCCTTCGTGCTTGTTCAGCAGATTGCAGATGATTTCATTTCCGCACATCTCCCATGCAAACCGTTTGGTCGAGCTCTTCCGGTAACAAATGTCCAATACAATGTCACACAGGGCAAACCGATTGGAGCAAATCTTGCTGCACTCCTGCTCAAACTCAGTGCGCATTTCCATCATCTTTGAGAAGGTGTCATACTCGTCTACCCGTTCGTAGTTCGCAAACACAGCATAGCTGCGCAGCCGGTGGTTGTAATTCTCATATAGTTTCAAGATTGCGTTGTACTGTGAGCGGGTATAGGCGGTTCCACTTTTCATGACGGTATAATCAAACTCTGTTTCGGCGCCATGCCGTCCGAGATACCCATCAAACTCTTGCTCGAAACGGCGGCATATCCGGTTCATCACACAGTCGTGATTACCCACGGGCATCCGGGACTCGTAGTAGCGAAGGAAATCTTTCTGCCGGTCACTCAGTTCCGCAGGCGGCAGCTCCAGTAATTCATCTACCGTCATCTGGAATTCACGCATGGCATTTTTATTGGTGTTTTTTATGTATGTATTGTACTGCTTCATCAGCGCAGGATAGATAATACGCATGAAATACGGTTTCTTATCCGCTACGATTTTCTGATAAAAGCGGCGCTTGACAGGCTCGTC